ATACCGAGGTTGGCACCAGATGCCATATCTTCAGTTAGATGCTGAGAACGAAGAGCTTGCTCTTGATTCTCTAAAAGAACGGCGGTTACCTTACGGCGGTAATCGTCTTTGATTGGAGCGAGTGCACCGTGACTGAGCACGGGATCCCACTTCTCGGTTAAAATGTCATACGGGGTGTTTTCTTGAAAATTCATGGTAAGTTATTAATCTCCTATTGATTAAAATTATTTAGTAAAAGTGAAAGTTTAGACTCTTTTATTGAGTCGTCCGATAGCACCAGCATATCCCTCTACTAGGGTTGTTGGTGTATTTTTGACTGGGGAAAAGGTTTGTTCAGGTTCGGCATGGCGAGCTACTGGGCGACCTTTGGTTAGATAGTTTTCACGAATAGCAACGAGCTTTTCGCGATATTCTTCTGGATTGCTGAAATTAACGCTCTCCATTAGATTTTGTAGTTTGGAAACTTGTGTGTCTGCAAGATCTCGTGTTTCGGCAACAAAGATACCAGCACATTCAGTGAGTGAAACTTCTTTACGAAGATTCATATTAAATTGGAAGGATTCATTGAGCTTGGTTTCTAGTTCACGGTTTTGGGCATAAAGTTCATCAAGAACATTATACTTTTCTGCAGGAACATCGATGTAATGATTCTCGAAGAGATTCTTGAGACCACCAATGAAGTTTTCTGCAATTTGTGTCTTCACACCTTGCTCAACTGCAACTGCATTCTCGGTCATCCACTCTTCAACAACAAAGTCAAGATAATCATCAACCTTCTCTACAAGTGATTCGGTTACGTTATCAAGATATGTCTTTACATTACCATCAACATTTTGAACGATATTGGCAACGGTTTTTTCAACACGGTCAGATACAGCGGCTTCAAAGATTGCTTCGAGTTGAGATACAAGGGATGGTGAAACATCTTCACCCAAAAGAGAAACAAGAGCGTTGCGGAAATCCTGTTTGGTTTCCTCATTGGTCTCTTCTTCTTCCATTTCCTCTTCGGTATCTTCGTCAGTATCTTCTTCGTCTTCCGATGAAGAAGCCATAGCGGTTGGAGCTGCCATTCCAGCACCAATTGGAACTTGGGCTTGAGCCATGGCTGCACCACCAAAATCAATTGATTGTGAGATGACTGAACCCTTACCAGTGCCATCAAAATCTGATTGACCGTTGGACATTGGGTATCCACCTAGACCCATGGCTTCGGCTGCTGCTTCTGAAATAGTTTTCTTGCTTTTTTGTTTCATAATAAAAGAATCCTTGTGTTAATTATTTAGTAGTTTTTAAAATTACGGAGTTATACCGTATGCTTTTTCTTGAGCTTCTAACTGTCTTTGTGATACTGCGCGTCTTCTTGCATCTAATGGATCTTCGGGTTTAAATGCCGCACGCTTTGAGCCAACTAGTGGTACCCATGGACTTCCGGCTCCCTGTGCTGCTAAATTTTGAGCATTTTGACCTATCTTACCAATATTGGCATCAAACCAACTTGATCCAGATATATCTGCAGCCTGACCTAAAAGTGAATCTACTGCTCCTGGAACTTTATCTATTCCTGGGATTTTTTTAAGAAGACTGGTTCCAGCAATTGCAGACGTTGCTTTGTTTCCAATCAATTTGCCCAACCAGTCCAATCCTGTACCAATAGCATATGCGCCTGCAGCAGAACCGGCACCTAAATCATCTTTTTCCGTATCACCAAACAAAATATTATCTGGCTTACCTTCTGCATCAACGCCTTCACCCTTTCCACCACGACCGCCACCAACACCAAATGGGGATTTAATCTTAGCGTTTTTTATAATTTCATTTTGATCGTCTAATTGTTTCTTTTTACTTGCTTCAGGATCTAGTTCATCTAAAGTGGGAGCTTTATAACTACCACCAACTAAACCATCATAACCAGTAGTTCTGAATTTTGGTACTTGTGTTTTCTTATATGCATCAACGGCTATACTAGGACCCTCACCAAATTCTCTTAAGAATTCTTCATGCAAATCACCTGTTGAATGTTTATTAAACGATTCAATTAAATAATTTCGAGCAAGGTGGGAAATATCTTTATTCATTTAAGTTTATTAAAATATTCTTCAAATACTTTAACAATATTTTTGTTTAGATTTCGGCTTGATGAACCATTTATAAGTTTTCTTGCTGCATCAATTTGACGCTCTTGCCAAGAACCTTCTACTAGCATCCATTCTCTACCTTCCATGATTCCATTTACGAAAGCGTGTGGTGCGGATGGATCTGCAACAATATCAACAGCAGCAAGCATAAAGTCTTCTTGTACTTCTTGATATCCATTTTTGGACTTTAAAGAACCCATACCACGAGTAGATACACCTAATTGTGCACCCTCATCAATAAGGTTCTTTACAATCTTGCCCATTGGAGTATCTAAGATTTTTGCTTTACCACAGATAGAATTACCATCTTCATGTAGTTCTTTGATAATGTGTGATACTCTATCCAAGTTTACGGTAGGTCCAGTAGGATGATTAAGTTCGCCTAGAGCACGACCTTTATTTACATATTCGGTAATATAACGGTTGGTCTCCTTGGCAAGGGTTCCTTGTGGATAGACACGACCATTACGGTTCTTTACACCAGATTGCATAAAAATACCTTCAATGAAGTAATGTTTATCTCCATTGCCAGCATTCTCTTTGATATACTTTATATCTTCAGTTAATTCGGTAATAAGCTTCATTTAGGTTCTTTCTTTCCAAGAAAATCTTTAGCAATGACTTTATATTGTTCTTGTAGTCGGGTTCCAACTTTACCATAGAGGACTTTAGTGGCTTGTTCTTTGAATGCAACAGCATTTTCTTCTACTACGGTCTTGAGCATTTGACGGATATTGTTTTTCATAATAAATTTCTTACCTTCTGTGAAAATGTTAAATGTTGCTTAAATGTCGTACCATCAGTAAATAATTCGGAAACCATACGTTCTCTATTTTTAACATTCAATGATTCAAATAAATTTTTAATATGTGTTATATCTGAATCAGTAATATTTATATTTGAACCACTTTGAAACTTGTAATTTCCTGGTTTAAAATTAGTTACAAAGTCTACAAATTCATTTAACGTAGGGTTTTCTGGAGTAACCGACTCTCTGTATAACAATGATTTTGATACTAATAATTCAGTTTCTTTGATATTTTCGTTTAATTTGGTGGATAAAACTTTAATTATACTTTGCTTAAAGCTTTCATCATTTTTAAAAATGATGTTCTCTATTCCCGATTTTAATAATAATTTAGTATTATTCATGGAATATTACTGCTGTCCACCTTCTTGGGCTGCTTGTTGTGCTGCCATTGCTGCCTGTTCCTGCGCAATTCTTTGTCTGTCAACAACCATTTGTTTTTCCATAACTTTGAGTTGTTCAGGTAGTTGTTTAAGAATATCAGTCTTAACAAAATCGGTTGAGAAGTATTTACCAATATATGGTTCAACAAACGAAAGCATCTTAAGACGCTCAGAAAGAATTTCAGATTCTTTGAGATCCCAGAAATAATTATCGGTATTGAATACAAATTTGATATCTGATTTTAAAACATCCCAATCTTCTTGAGTCATTACACCTTTAAGAAGTAATTGAACTCGTAAGGTATCCATGAATAAACGAGAAAACTGATATCGAATACGATCAACAAATTTATAGAACTTAATTTCTTCTCTTGTGATTTCAGTAGAACGTCCCATGTTAAAACCAGTTGATTCAGCTGATAGACGGCTAATAGGAACATTCAAACATGCAAATAATTTCTTTTTGAAATATTCAATATCTTCAATTTGTGATGTTGATTGTGCACCAGGAATAGTTGTAATTTCAGTTCCACGTGAACCTTCTCTACGTGGAAGCCAGTAATCTTCAAGCACCGACATCATCTTTCGTTCATCTCTTACTTCACCCGTATCTTGGTTGTAGGTAAGTTTTGTACGGAATCTGCTCATCATATCCCGCATATATTGTTCGGCTTTAGCTTTTGGTAGTTGACCAACGTCTACATAAAAGATTTTACGTTCTGGTGCCCGAGCAATGCGATAAACCAACATAGCATCTTCCATTTGACGCAACATGTTTAGTGGTCTAATGGCTTTATGCAAATATCCTAAAATGCGTTTGGTATTAAGATCAACTAATCCAGATGGAACATATACAATACTGTCAAGAGATAAATGCAGTCCTTGAGGACCAGTCATTACTGGTGATTCTCTATCATTGTTAGTATAAACATAATACTCTTCAACTTCTTTAATTAGTTGAACAGGAGTATTTGTCTGTTGAACATACTTATCCATTTCCTTTTTAAACTTACGAACTTTTTTAATCTTTAATGGATCTACGGCAACAATACTTTGAATACCCTGACCCGGAAGATCCTTGTCGATTACAATGTTGTAAAACAACTTTGAATCTACATACCATCTGCGAAAGATTTCGTAGGATTTGTGATTAAAATCCAATAGATGAATTACAGTGTCAAACTCTTTATATATTTTTGTTTTAATATTATCAGAAATTGGGCATTTTGATAAATCTAATTTAACAGGTGTGTGATCCGTACCGGGAACAATTGCTGCATTTACAATCTCATCTACAGCAGCATCGATCTCTGGATATATTGAAATATTTCGGTATTGAATAATAGATTGTGTCTCATCACGCATTGTTGCTGCGTAATCAAGAGCAGTACCAAAGAAACCACCAGCCTCAACAGTTACAGTTCCATCAAATACTTCTGGAACTGCAAACGATGCCATTGCATCATTTTTTTGATCTTCCTTGGTAGTTTTCTTTTTTCCAAACTGAAATCCAAATATATCAATTTCCATAATTCACCTTATGTTCTCCTTGTAACATTTTTGATTTCCATATAATCAAAAACAATCATTACAGTATAACTATTTAACACGTTGGGAGAACCCATATTCATTTGAACTGGTTGAATACCAGCAGGCCAGCAGCCATGTAAAACATATTCTTTGAGTGGTTGATCGTTACCATTTAAATCTAAGTGCTGTATTCTCCAATTATCCGCTTTATATCGTTTTGGTAATAAAGAAGATTTGTTTTGATCGTGATCATTAATTAAATTTTGCCACTTATTTAATTTACCCCACAAATTATTATTGCCAACATCATCCCATATCGTGATATTCCAGGTTCCATAATCTCTTTCACCAGGATAATGAAATTTTCTACCAAAATAATCATAACTAAGAGTTTTACTAGTAACTCTAGGGAGGGTAGCAGCACGTATATGAAAATCTGTAAATCTACCACCTGTTGGAAATGAACCTTCTATTCTAAATCTATTAGAACGAGTTCCACCAAAAAATGTATTTTTAAAATCATTTAGCATTGTTATTTACTCTTAACTATTGTAGTCATCTTGAATTTTGATATAATCAAATGTAAGAGTTGTACTAAAGCCAACAAATCCTGGCTCTGCCATATTCAAACTTATTTCATCTACTACCGAAGGCCAACATTTATATAAAGTTATAGTTTTTAATACTAAACCATTAGCATCTAATTGTTTCATTCTCCATGTAGTTTGTAATTTTTTATATGAAAAATCATCTGATTTTACTTTATGTGTATAGTGACCATCCATAAATTCTGCCCATTGATGTAAACCCTTCCATATACTATTGGTGTTATTATCATCATAAATGGTAACATTCCATGGTGCATACATTCTATCACCTGCAAAATTTATTAATCTTCCACGATATGGAACACTAATAGTATTCATAGTTGATGCAGGTAACGATGCAGAAATCATTTTAAATGAAGAATCTTCTGCAGGAACATTAATACTTACAGGCCAAATTGGTTCAACGACAAATCTATTGGCACGAGTGCCACCCAAAAAACCTTCTTTAAAAGTTGTTATTGAATTATTGTTTGCCATTATTGTGTGAGATTAATATCAATTACAAAACTATCAATACTTAGAATTGGTTTGATTACAACCGTCATATTTAAAGAACCAGAATTATCAACATTATTAGAACTATCGCAAATAATTTGTGTTTTAGTGGTATCAATAAAAGTTAAATATGGATCAATTGCACTTTCAATTTCTGAAGTAACTTGTGCTCGAGTTGTAGAATTATTA